CTTTACTTTACAAATGAAAGAGTAGATGACAGAGTTAACTCTTTGTTAGTTGCAGGAAGTAATATTACTTTAACTTACAACGATACTGCAAATACGTTAACCGTTGCTGCTACAGAAGATGATTTATCCAATAATAGTACAGACGATTTATCAGAAGGTAGTACAAACTTATACTTTACGAATGATAGAAGTAGATCTTCTATTTCTGCTAGCGGAGATTTATCATATAACAGTACAACTGGCGTTATGTCTTTCACAGAAAGAACAGATGCTGAAGTAAGAGGTTTAGTTTCTGCTACAGGTGATTTATCTTATAACTCTTCAACAGGCGTATTTAGTTTTACACAAAGAACTGATGCACAAGTTAGAGCCCTTTTATCCGGTGGTACTGGTGTTACTTATAACAGTTCAACAGGTGCTATTTCAATAGGACAAGCAGTTGGAACATCTAATGATGTAACTTTTAACGATGTTACTGTTTCAGGCGATTTAACAGTTTCAGGTACTACAACTACTATTGA